ACTGATGTTCCTAACGGATTAAAAATGTTCGTTAGAGCACCAATCAAAACTGCAATGGAAGGTGACTTCGAAACTGGTAACGTAAGATACAAAGCTAGAGAGAGATATTCTTTTGGATTCTCAGACCCTAGAGGTATCTTCGGATCTCCAGGAGCAGCGTAATCTTAATAATTTTGTGGCGGGACATAGTTCCGCCACATTCTAAATAGAAAGTAGAATCATGAAAAAATTCCTAATAACAATCTGGGCTTATGATTATCATGCAAAATTTGAGGTTTTGTCTGAGGATGACCCGGTTTCTCTAGAACAATCAATCCTTGACAAGTTGGGAGAAAAGAGTATAAAATGGGAATATCTCGGAATCTCATATGATGACCGAGTAAACAGAATAACCTATGAGGAGGTTGTTTATGATACAAGACCTATACAAACAAAAAAGGTCCTTGGAGTTGAAGTGGGAACAGGAGCATCTGTCTAATGGTAGATACACTCTTGAAATGGTCAGAATTGATGACAAAGTCAAAGAAGTCATCACAAAGATCAAGCTGGAAGAAGCAGTTATTGCCCACAAGCAGAACACTATTGAAGGTGTTGCTCCGCAAGTTTCAGTAGCTACTTAATAAAAAGCTACATCGTTGGAAAAATCCAATCCGCATTACAGGCTCTCTTGCACTCTATAAAAAACTATTGTATAAAATTAACACTATACAAATTAAAATAAATTAGATGTAGACGCGTATAGTCGACATTCCCTAGGGACTACATTTAAAATATCTAGGAGGATATTAACATGGCAAACACAACGTTTACGGGTCCAGTAAGATCCGAGAGCACACTTAAAACAATAAGTAAGAATGCTACTACTGGAGCGATCACTGAAGTAATCACTATGGGTGATGCACCTGTTGCATTAGGAGATGAAGACAAAACTCTTGATAACGCAACACACAGTGGAAGAACTCTTGTAGTTCCTGCACTTACAGCTAACAGAACAATCACGTTACCAGCTCCGGTTGCTGGTGCACACTTTAAACTTATCTATGGTGGTGCTGCTGAAGAAACAGAAAACCTAATTATAATAACACCAGGAAATACTAACTTTTATATTGGTGGTATTGTGCATTTAGATTCTAATGCTGATAATGTATCTGTTTATTCAAATGGAAGTTCTAACTCAAGTCTAACTCTTACAGACTTTGGTTTATTCGAAATAAATATTTTGGCTAAAGATAGCACAAACTATTATATTTGGGGTCAACAAGAAGGTGCAGACGTACCTGCATTTGCAGATCAATAATAATTAACAACGTGAGGGCTTCGGCCCTCACAGTTTCTTGATTAAGGAGGGAAACAATGGCAGACACAGTAACAGGTCCAACTATCTTACAACAAAATGATAAGAGAGTGACCATAAAAATAGTAAATCAATCAGACGGATCAGGCGGAACAACTGTATTTGCAGATGTATCTGCACTTGCAGCTAATGTAGATGGAGCCAGTCCAACACATGTAACACTACAAAGACTATGGTATTCTTGTTCAAACGGTGATGGAAAAGATTCTTTCGCTCGTTTAGATTATGAGGATTCAGATGGAGATATTCCTATAGTAACTTTGATAGGATCTGGATATTGGGATTTTAGAGAATTTGGTGGAATACCAGCAAATACCTCATCCAACTCAAATGAAAATGATGTGAACTTTGTTGTACCGGGTGCGGCTGATTCTGGAAATACTTATACGGTTATAGCAGAATTTATAAAAAATTATTAGGAGTAACAAATGGCCAATACAACTTCAGGCACAGTTACTTTCGACAAAACTTTTGCTGTTGATGATTTGATAGCAGAGGCATATGAACGTATTGGTTCTCAAGTAACATCTGGATATCAATTAAAATCTGCAAGAAGATCCCTAAATATTCTTTTTCAAGAATGGGGTAATAGAGGTCTACACTATTGGGAAATAGGTGAGACCAATATTGATTTGATCGAAGGTCAAGCTGAATATATCTTTTTTAGATCTACAGGAGATGGAACTAGTGCTACCACAGTAGCACCTTCTGATGTCTATGGAGTAGCAGATGTTCTTGAAGCGACTTTTAGACAGAACAGAACTTCAACCTCACAATCTGATGCAGCGATGACCAAGATCGATAGATCAACTTATTCTAGTTTATCTGCAAAATTATCTAAAGGAACTCCCTCTCAATATTTTGTTCAAAGATTTGTAGATAAGACAACAGTAACTGTCTATCCATGTCCTGATTCTTCAGCTGCATCTAAAGACATGCACATATTTTTTGTTAAAAGAATACAAGATGTTGATTCAACTTACACGGATGCAACAGATGTTCCGTATAGATTTGTACCTTGTATGGTATCAGGATTAGCTTTTTATCTATCACAAAAATTTAATCCACAAATTACACAAACAATGAAGTTATATTATGAAGATGAACTAGCAAGAGCACTCGCAGAGGATGGATCTTCTTCAAGCACTTTTATAACTCCTAAAACTTATTACCCAGGAACTTAATGGCACAAGCAAGAGGAAAATACGCAAAAGCAATATCAGATAGATCAGGATTAGAGTTTCCTTATAATGAGATGGTGAGAGAATGGAATGGTCACTTGGTTCATAAATCAGAATTTGAACCTAAACATCCTCAATTAGAGTTAAGATCTAGATCAGGAGATTCACAAGGTTTATTTGATGCAAGACCTGATAGAGAAGAAAGTGAGGTAGCCAGACCCCTGGGACCTGATCCTTTTCAAACGATTTCAGCATCGTCAGGAATAATAAATGTATTTGAAAAATCTCATGGTAGATCAACAGGCGATACTGTGAGATTTAGAGGACCCATCTATACAACATCAGATCCAGATGCCTTCAATAACCCCAAAGATTTTGATGGTATCTCAGGATCAAATATAGCAAAAGCTGCAGGATACTCCATCACGGTTGGCAAGAGAGATTCTAGCGGTAACATAAACAACACAGAAAATTTCTATCACTTTACTGTAGACACAAATACTGCTACAACAGGTGGTATATCAGGAGGAGGCAATAGTTGTTCGGCTGGCCCAGCAACATTGAGCGCATAATATGTCAGGAATAAGTTTTTCAGATCTAAGAACACAGATAAGAAGTTACACAGAGGTTAGTTCTACTGTATTATCTGATAGTGTTATAGAAAATATAGTTTTAAATGCGGAATATAGAATCTACAGAGACCTGCCTCTAGATGCATATAGATCCTCAACAACAGGTAATCTGGTGGCCAATCAAGACTTTGTCAATGTTCCTGCAGGAGCACTGGTTATCAGAGGTGTGCAGGTTTATGATTCAACATCTGTTACCACAGGATCAAATGTCTGGTTAGAGAAAAAAGATCTTACATTTTTAGAGGAATATGTATCAGCTAATACAAGCACGGGAAAACCAAAGTATTATGCGATGAAAGGTGGAGCGACAGGTAATGGTGCTTCCACATCTGGATCTATATTACTATCTCCTGTGCCAGATACGACTTACGAATATCAGATTCATTTCAATCGTATACCAGATAAATTAGAAGCTAGCAGTAATGAGACCAGTTACATTAGTTTGAATTTTCCAAATGGTCTGTTATACTGTTGTCTCGCAGAAACATATGCGTTTCTAAAAGGTCCAGCTGACATGCTGCAATTGTATGAACAAAAATATAAACAAGAAATCGAGAGATTTGGAGGAGAACAATTAGGTAGTAGAAAAAGAGATGACTATGCTGATGGCACTGCTAGAATACAAGTCAACTCTCCAACACCGTAAAGGAATTAAATTATGGCATCAACATTTTCAGATCTTGGTATAGAACTAATGGCAACCGGAGAGAATTCCGGTACATGGGGGACAAAAACTAATACCAACTTACAAATCATAGAAAAAGCAATCGCTGGTTATGTGGAAAAATCCATAGCTGGTGGTGCTCAGACAACTCAATTATCTATCACCGATGGGACAACAACAGAATCAGATTCAATAGCTCGTCATGCTGTCATAAAATTAACGGGAACTATCACAGGTAATCAGATCGTGACCGTTCCAGATTCAATTGAAAAAGTTTATATAGTAACAAACGGCACATCAGGTGCATACACTGTACAATTTAAAACGGCATCAGGAACAGGTATTACTTTTGGTGTATCAGAAAAAACAACAAGACTGGTTTATTCAGATGGAACAAATCTTGTTGATGCAGGTTTTGGTGGGTCACTTGACATAGAAGGTAGAGAATTAGTTTTAGATGCGGATGGAGATACCACTCTTACAGCAGATACTGATGATCAGATAGATATTAAAATAGCAGGAGCAGATGATTTTAGATTTACAGCAAATACATTTACAGCTCTATCAGGAAGCAGTGTGGTCATACCTGATGGTGGTCTTACCCTAGGTAGCACAGCTGTTACATCTACAGCAGCGGAGCTTAATATTTTAGATGGAGTTACATCTACAGCAGCGGAGCTTAATATTTTAGATGGAGTTACATCTACAGCAGCAGAATTAAATGTACTTGATGGTATCACTGCAGTTGTTGGTGAATTAAATGCTTTAGATATAGGAAGCACGGCAATTGGAACAGCTGTAGCAAGTAAAGCGGTTATATTAGATTCAAACAAAGACTATACAGGTATTAGAAATTTAACATTAACAGGAGATCTCACTGTTGGTGGTGATGATATTACCATGGGCACAAACACTGCAGGTAATTTATTAATAGCAGATGGCACAAATTTTAATTCTGTAGCAGTAAGCTCATTATCAGAGATATCCACAGTAGCTAATGATGATGTATTTTTAGCGATAGATACTTCAGGTGGTGGTCTTAAAAAGATTGCAAGATCAGCAGTAGTTGCAGGATTAGCTACATCAGGTGCAATATCAAATGTTGTAGAAGATAGTACACCTCAATTAGGTGGTGATCTTGATATGAATGGTCAAGATATTGTAACTACTTCAAATGCAGATATAGAATTAGCACCAAATGGTACAGGACATGTAACTATTAAAGGTAATACTAATCAAGGTACTCTTCAGCTTAATTGTGAAAATAATTCTCATGGCCAACAAATAGTAGCTGCACCACACTCAGAAAGTGCTAGCAATGTTTTAACCCTACCAAGCACTGGTGGTAATGCTAGATTAGTATCAACATCTTCAACTGCTACACTAACAAATAAAACTTTAACTTCACCAAAAATAAATGAAGATGTAGCGGTAACTGCAACAGCAACAGAGATAAATTTATTAGATGGTGTGACTTCAACAACTGCTGAACTAAATATTTTAGATGGTGTAACATCAACAGCTGCAGAATTAAACATTCTAGATGGGGTAACATCAACAGCTGCAGAATTAAACATTCTAGATGGAGTAACATCTACGGCCGCTGAGTTAAATATATTGGATGGTGTAACTTCAACAGCCACAGAATTAAACATTATGGATGGTGATACAGCCGCTAGTTCTACGACTTTAGTGGATGCTGATAGGGTGGTAACAAATGATGCTGGAACCATGAAACAAGTAGCATTATCTGATGTAAAAACATATTTAACCAGTGCAGGATTTAGTTCAGATGATCCAACAGCTCTTGCAATTGCTTTAGGATAATATATAAAAAGAAAAAGGAGATAAAATATGGCTAACACGTTCAAAGTAGTGACTTTCGCAGCAGAACCAGCATCGGCAGGCACTCCTTACAAAATGTATACGGTTGCGGGATCTACTACCACAGTTGTTCTAGGTCTTATACTTACTAATATTCATACATCTGCGGTTACTGCAGAGGTAGAATTAGTCAGTGATACAGGTAACAGAGGTGGTGCTAACAATGTTGCAAACGGTACATCATTTCTTGTCAAGGATGTAAATATCCCTGCAGGAAGTTCACTTGAATTATTATCAGGTGGTAAAGTAGTTTTAGAGGCAACAGACGAGATAAAAATAGACTGTTCTGTGGCAGACAAACTATCAGGAACACTTTCCATAATGGAGATAACGTAAGATGTCTTATATTGGACAGGAACCAAATACTGTAGCGCTAACAGCTTCAGATATAGCTGACGATCTAATCACGTCTGCTAAATTAAATTATAGTGAATCTACACTTACAGATGGATCTACAGTAAACTGGGATGCTTCAACACAAGATGTTTGTAAACTGACACTAGGTGGTAATAGAACAATGGCTGCTCCTACCAATAACACCACTGGTCAATTTATATCTATACTTGTCATACAAGATGGAACAGGTTCAAGAACTTTAACATGGAATGCTGTATTTGAATTTGCAGAAGACACAGCTCCAACATTAACAACAACAGCTGCCAAAGGAGATGTATTCGTATTTAGATACAATGGATCCAAATGGTTAGAGGTTGGTAGAAATCAAAATTTAACATTATCATAATATGTACGCATTAGTAGAATCAGGATCAATAACAAGAATATTTTCTAACCCAAAAGGGTTTGAATTAAATGGCAACCAATATCCATCTGATATATTTAGCAAGTGGACTAAGGCAGAGAAAGAGGCGATAGGTATCTATGAGATTGAGACAGACACTACAAATTTTAAAGACCAAGAATGGTATATTAATACTAATGAGTCCTATGCATTTGGCAGTGGTAAGGTAACTCGATCATGGGGTACAGCAACAGCCAAAGCACACGCAGATACCTTATGGACATCACAGGATAAAACAGACGGCAAGATACCAGATGGCAAGGATGTGGGTGATGTTGCGGTCAAAGGTCTGAAAACAGTATTGATAGAAAATGTAAAAAAACAGGCTGCAGGAATATTACAGGATACGGATTGGTATATAGTCAGAAAAGCAGATGCAGGCACAGCAGTGCCATCATCTATCACAACCCATAGAGCAGCGGTCAGAACAAAAGCTGCGAGCATGGAGACAGCTATAACAAATGCTGCAGATACACCAGCCCTACAAACTTTATATACATACACAGAACAAGAGGATGGATCTGTCACCAGACCATTAGGCGAACTTCCAACATTGGATAGTTAATGCCGATAAACAGTTTTTTATATCCAGGTGCTAAAGTAACTAAAGTCTATGATGTAGATAACTCATTAAGATTTAATGACGATAGTAATGATTATTTAACAAGAACTTTTAGTGCAGGAAATCGTAAAACTTGGAGTTTTAGTACATGGATTAAAAGATGTAATTTAATTAACGCAAATATGAATATCTTAGGTACTGATTATAGTGGTAGTGGAGAAGCATATCTATTATTTAGATCTGGAGAACAACTACATTACGGACAATACGAAGGTGGTGGTACTGCTAATAACTACAGCTTTCAAACAAATCAAGCCTTTCGAGATACTAGCTCATGGTATAATATATTATTTGTTTGGGACACCACACAATCCACAAGTTCGGATCGCATGAAACTATTTGTAAATGGAACACAAGTCACATCATTTTCTTCATCAAATTATCCATCATTAAATTTAGATGGTGTTTGGAACTCTGGCAGAGTTCACTATATTGGCGATGCTACTTATGGTACTAATCTTGATGGTTATCTTTGCGAAACTGTTTTTGTTGATGGAACTGCTTTAACTCCAACAGATGTAGGAGAGTTTGATTCTGATAGTCCAACAATTTGGAAACCTAAAGATGTATCTGGTTTAACCTTTGGCACAAATGGATTTTATCAAGAATACAAACAATCTGGTACAAGTGCAAATAGTAGCGGTCTTGGTGCAGATACATCTGGCAATGATCATCACTTTACAGTTAATAACCTTACAGCAGTAGATCAATCTACTGATACTTGTACAAACAATGGGTGTACTTTAAATCCTTTGAATTTTGGTAATGGAACATTATCTGAAGGTAATTTAAAATGGACAACTTCATCACAAGCTGGAAATTTAGCTTTTGGAACTATTGGAATTGATATGGATGTTTCAAATCAATTTTACTGGGAATCAAAAATAGATAGTGTTGGAGGTGGTGTTGTTTTAGGAATTGCACCAACAACTTTAAGATGGAACGATACAGGTAGAGCTGGTACTTATGGATATTATTCAAATGGAGATAAATATAATGGTACAAGTGCAGCAACTTATGGAGCTTCATTCACGACAGGAGATATTATAGGAGTATTAGCTGGCAATGGCACACTTACATTTTATAAAAATGGAGCATCTCAAGGAACTGCATATTCTAGTTTAACTGGTACATGGCTTCCATTTTTAGCAGAAGTTGGTCATACAAATTCTATGAATTTTGGATCTCCATCTTACTCTATTTCTTCTGGAAATAGTGATCCAGCTGGATATGGAAACTTTGAACATAGTACAAATGGTGGCTATGCACTCAATACAAAAAACCTAGCGGAGTTTGGATAATGGCTTATACGACTATAGATAACCCAGAACTTTTTTTCCAGACTAAGCTTTATACTGGAAATGCAACAGATGATACTGCTATTACTTTAGATGGTGATGAAAATATGCAACCAGATTGGGTTTGGATTAAAGATAGAACAAATGCAAATCATCATAGAATATACGATT